AAAGGAGGTTATGAAAATGGATTACAGAATTGAAGAACTCATTAGAATAATGAGATTCCTCGACGAATCGGCTAAAAGAATGCCGATGGCCAAACTCGACCCTGAGGCGGTTAAAGTAGGATTAGCTCAATCTGAAAACGTTTGTGCACAGGAAGAGTTTGTCTTTGCTACCCCATGGATGAAAAACCTGATGGTCGTTCTCGGTGACGTCACTCAGACGAAAGGATCGGACGGTAAATATCACACCAGCAAACTGCGGTGTGGCGACAGTAGCAAAGCTGTAGACCTCGTCAACAAATGGGTTGACGCCGCATTACTCAAGTATAATGGTAAGAGGAGGGACCATTATGATGAGATGCTACCGGTTTCATCAATTGAGCACTACAACACTGATTGTTGGCTCGGATGGAAACCAAAGGTATGGGACATTCAGCCTGGTCAAGCTGATGAACGTTCAAAGGTTTTCCTTGAGTACACGCAAGAAAAGACAAATATGTCGGTTGAGGACTTAATACGACTTATCCGGAAAGATGTAGCCTTGCAGAAAGCACTACTTGTCGTGCTCGATATCTTGCCAGAGGTACAGGCAGCTAGGGAGATACGAGCAATAAGCGACCCCTTCATGTCCAAAGGATCCGGAGTATCGTACCCCGACTACAAGAATGACAGAACGCAAGTCCCAGGTAAAGGGATAACTTATGGTAAGTATGAAATTGAACTTGCAGCCGAAGCTTTGGCATCAGGTTTAGAGGCATTGGTAAGGTTCGCTTACAACAACAATGTCTTTACCGGTTATCCGAGAAACCAAAGAGGCAAGGGTCGTGCGCTAGAAGCCGAGTCTCGCCGTACAAATCTAGTCATCAATATGTTGAATTCTCCTGAAATCGAGCGATGGAAGGAATCTCCAGTGCTAGGCGTTGCTTTCTTAACTGAAGAGGAGATTAAGAAGAGCCTTGTTGAAATGGCCGAGTGGGTAGAGGCAAATCCGGACTATGTTGCTAGGAACGAAGATACTAGTGGCTGGGATAGATCAGTTGGCGCTGGTTGGGTAACGTTAGCGGGAGCTCTGCGTTACATGCGGACAAACGGAACCTTCTCGAAACGCATAGCGGAAGTTAGGCACAATTGTGCACGTAAGGCATGGTTTATTGACGGCCCGAACCATCGGGTGTCCTTAATCTATGGGAGGACTATGTCAGGCTATGATGATACGACCTTACAAAATTCAACATGTCACAGGGCTGTGAATTTGTATGCATTGCTTCGTGGAGACCGAGACTACACGAAGAACGTAGTTTATCCCACGCGTGGAAAGTCATCGTTCATCGTCGGAGATGATGTTGTGATGATTATGCATAAGGGCGACGAGTACACCCTTAATTTCCGTAAAGTCTATAAAGACATGGGATATACTATTCACTCTGACGAAAAGTCAATCTTTGGCGTGATGTTCATTCAGTATAGAGTGTTCCGCGATCCTAAAGATGGGCACTGGGTTATGGCGTATAACTGGTCCCGAGTGTTTAGGTCCATGCTATCTAAAGAAACTGCTAAGCAGTTGGGTAAAGCAGGTTGGGCAATCTCCGGTTGGCAACAACTTGGCAAGTTAGTAGAGTGGCCGGAAGCCTGCCAGATTCCTTTAAACTTTATATGTGCATGTGACCAATTTAAGCTCTTCCTCTTCACGCCCATTGATGAGCTTAAAGCGATGGTCAAAGCAGAAGACGAAGCAAGAGTTAAACAGACGGAAGGAAAAGCTTCTGATGCTGAAAGCGTTGCCCGTGTTCAGCGGAAGAAGGTCCGGTCCTTGACGACTGCCGAAAGGCTGTCTAACAATCCTACGCTGCCTGGTGTCCTTGAGAAAGACGGGAGTGTTGAGATCGACTGGGATTACTTCACTCAACTTCAGCAGAAGTTGAAGGTCTTGTATGACCCGGAG